TTGAACTTCCTCCTTGCGCTGGGATTGAATCGTTTCCAACAACAAATGAATGAGCAAAAGTAGACTCCGCTACACCATTGATTATCATATCTTCAGTAAAACCTGTAGCATCATCAGTAGTTGTACTAAAGTTGTAGGTTGTGGCCACGGTTTCATCTGCTTGCATAATAAGTGTTATATCTGGTGTGTTTACATCATAATCAATAATACATGTATAATCATCAACACTATCTAACAATGTTTGCAAAGCTTCAGCAAAAGAGCCTGAGGTATTTGCACCAGCAAATCCTGAAGCTCCTGTTTTTAGAGTAGCTTGTCCTAAAGTAAATTCAGTATCAGTGGTTCCAGCATCAGAACCTGTAATACCAAGAAACAAAGTACCGTTTGAGCCTGTAATTCCAATAAACTCACTATCTGCCATTACGTCATCTATAATAAATTCTATTCTAGCTGGCTGACCTCCGCCTACTTCATGTTCGGCAAGAACATTATCTCTACCAGGCATCATTTTAAATGCTTTTGGCTTTAAAGGTCCATAAAAACCAACTGGTAAAGCATGTCTATCTTGAAGTTGTTGGTTTTTAACAGCTTCGGCAACTTCAACATAAACGTAATTTGAATTATTTGAGTACTCACCACGAACATTATATTTTAAATTAGTAGCATCCCAAGTAAGATATTGGTCTCCAATAATTTTAGAGATATAATTTTCTGATGATGGATCTAAATTAAGGCCTGAAAATTGCTCAACAATAGTTCCATTTTTTTCAACTATTTCTATAGTGAATGTAGAATTTGGAACAAGAGTGTTTCCAAGAACTAAATCTCTAACTCTGATAGAGTAATTGTTTTGCAACCATTCACCTTCATGAATAGAAACAAGACGAAATAGTTTTTCAGGAGTTTGATAAGCTTGAGATTTTCTATTAAAAAACCATCCTGTTTTAGCTGGAAGCATATCTTTCTTATGATCAGCAAAATTTAAAGAACCGGAATCCAAAGCTAACAACATAGCATAAGAAGAACCAGCTGTGGTATCTGTGCTTAGTTTTGAATTTACAGCTACTTCGTATGTTTCGCCTAAGAAATAACTTTTATTTGTTAAACCAAAGTTTTTGTTTGCTTTTAAAAGTTGTGGATTGGTATTAAACACATCTCTAATATATTGTCTAGAACCAGGAGTAAAATCAAATGTAAATTCTTCAGCAACTGTTGAATAGTTATCTGCTGTGTACAATTCCATTTGAAATTTACCCACAGCACCGGCTTGAGAATTGATCAAAGTACCACAAGAAGAAGTAGCAGACGCTCCTGGTGCTGATACCGGACTACCTTTTAATGTCAAGGCTGCTCCTGTTACATAAAAAATAGCAGCCAAAGAACCGGTAGTATTATTAGCACTAGATCCTGTGGCAGGAAAAACAAATAAACCATAAGCTGAAGCGTTAGTTGAAGGTACTGCTGTTGGATTAGCGGAATTGTCAATAGACCAACCGGCAAGTTCAGAGTTGTCATCAGCAGCAGAATTGGCTTCTCCTAATAATCTTACGAAAGTAACAGGTGTTGTTTGTGATGCGAGGTGAGCTTGAGCCGCATAGACTCCATAAGTTGGTCCTAATGAGTTACCATTTCTCCAAATGTCATTATCTTGCGATCCTTTTCCAGAAATTCCTTTACCAAAAATCTCGTTAAAATCATCGATGCTTTTAACTCTAATTGGCTTCATAGCAGGCCCAGATAAAGATCTACCTATAATAACAGGTCCTAGATCGTTACTGACAACCGCTGGTAATTGAGATTCATCAACTTCATTTAGTTGAATTCCTGGTGAAATAAAATCAAATCTTGTAGGCATTAAAAGTTCTCCTTTCTATATTTGTGTCTTCTATAAATAGTAGCTTAAAAACGTAAAAGCTTTATTCCTTATAATCATTATCTTTCTTTTTCCAAGGTACTTTGTCACCAACTATTCTCCTTTCGTTGGTAAATCTTACCTTTATTTGATTTTCTCTTCTAGCAAGTAAAGGTTTTTTTCTAGAATACCCTTCTCCTGACAAATATCCTAAAACTTTAATACTTATTGTTGTTTCAAACATTCTTTCATCTTCTCCAATATTTTTTGTATTATTGTTGTTAGAAAAATCTTGTTCTATAAACGCTTCATATTTGTGACCTTGGTTTTCAAAGATAAATGCATTTATTTGTCCAGTTGTGGTTACAAAAGGTTGTAGTGCGTCATTCATTTGTTGCTGATATTCTGTCCTTATAGTTATGGTGTATTTAATTGTTACATAAACTGGTATTGGTGCGTTATAAGTTTCATAAACAACTTGGCTATTCTGATCTAATTTGTATGTTTGTTGTTCATTATGCGTATTTTTTTGAGCAATTTCTGACTGAAAGTTTTGTGTTTTATCTTGATTAATCCTAGAAGAAACAGGCTCTGCTCCTCCTTTGTAATCTTTGTTTTCAAATAAATTAGCTTGATAGGCTCCTTTAAAATTTGGATCTTTTGTCACCGAATCTCTGTTAACAGTCATTAGTGGCAAAACTAATTTACCAACTTTATCTCTTATACGAATATCATTTTTAACCTGAAAAGATCTCTCAGCACCAAGCCACAACACAGGTACCTTATATATTCCTTTATTAGTTTTTGTATGAATATCTATAGTGTTGTTAACCCAATCAAATAATCCTGTATCGATTGTTTCTAAAGTTGAAGCTTCAAATTTTATAAATTCTTCATTCTGCATTAAACATACCATCCCTTGCTCTTATGCAGTCTGCTGTTACTTCAAATTGAGTATCAGCTTGACCGAATAGGTGTTTTGGTTCATTAATCTTGACAATTTCATAAAAAATTGAACCATATCTAACAAAATCGCCTTCTCTTACAAAGAGGTTTTGATCTTCTGTTAATCTTCTCTTATGAAACAAGACTTTTAAAGCAGTCTTTTTATCTAATCCAACATTATCAATCACATTAGTCTCAACACCTTGGTATTCTACTCTTGCAAATACTCTAACAGGAGGAAGAAAAGTCTTTTCTATTGCTTCTCCGTACAAAGGGTGAAAATTGGTATGCTCTATATCAATTGGAAAATATAGAATCTGTTGTCCAACAACTCTCTCAATGATTTCATCGTTGACTTGTTTTACAAGATTTTTTTCCTTTTCTCCAAGAAACATTGGAGGAGGCGGAGCATCAAGTTTTTCCCATTTATCATCTGACATTTATTTTATCCTACGAAAATTCCCATTGGTGTGTCTGCTATGATCTCTTTAGCATTTTCCGTCATTTCTTTATCGGCAGCAATTAGTTTAGAATATGTTATTTCATCTAAGGTTTTATTTAATTCTTCTTTTAACTTATCTTGTTCTTCTTTTGCTTGACTTAAAAGATCTGAAGCATTAAGAGTAACATTATCTCCAGGTATTGGTATCTGTCCTCCAAACTTTCCTCTTATTTGGCCGAGGGTCTCTTTTGAAAGCGCCAAAGCAAAGCGTCTTATCCACTGTTTACCTATTGAATTTATATTTTCGTAAGGTAAATTTTCAAACGGAAGAGTGTTCATATTATTGACACCATCTTGGCCTCCTCCATCGTTTTCCCAAATATCTCCATTTTCTATTGTAAACTTAAACCAAAATTTCTCCGGTGAAACAGAAGATGGAATTGGATATAATCTTAAATTATTGTTAATAATTTCATATGAGTAATGTGAAGTTCTTGTATAAAGATGATCCTCATAAGCAACAGCTTGTAGTTTGTTTTGCCAAGCTGGAATTACTTGAAACGAAGAATCATCAGCATATTGACCATAGTTGTGAAAGTTTCCAACAACATTAAGGCCACCATAATAGCCATAAAATCTCCACATTTGTTGAGGAGAAATATAATACATTTTTCTTATTTTGATTCTACTAGTTCCTACAGATCCAGAAAATGGAGACCCTTGAACTAAAGAAGCAGTATAAGCAATATTTTGTAAATTATAATCTTGCTGCCCTGCTACAGTAGTTACAGAAGCGCTATATATGGGGTTTGTACCTCCTATTCCAGCTTCCGTAGCAAATGTGTCCCCAACTCTAAAAGCGGATTCAAATGAGAATTTTGGGTACTTAAGAGCATATCCTTGAGGCCCTTCGGTAACTTGCCCTTTATGATCAAAAGAGCCTGTTTCTCCTCCCAAAGCAGAGCCGATCACATTCTTTGCTTGATGTTGGTTTACAATGTAAGAATATTCAAGAACTGCTTCTTCGTAGTTAGCGTAAACGTTTTGTTCTGTTAGTTCAATATCAAGAACATCTCCTCCGAGTCTTTTATAAGTAAACTTGACTTGCTGAACAGCACCAGTAATAAATTCTACTGATCCTGTATATACTCCTAAAGGGCAAGCATCGGCTACATTAGCGTGAGTTCCTGTTACTGGAAGAATAATTGCTGATTGTGTTGATGTTGGTGTTAAAGTTGGTAATGACATGCATGAAACCTCCGTTCGAAGTAAATAGTTTTAGGATAAAGAAAAGCCCCAAGCAATTGGAGAGGCGTGGGGCGAGAGCGGAGGACTAACATATGTTAAAGTATTTATTCTTCGGGAGATTGTTTTTTGGCTTCGGCTTTCTTTTTCTCAGCAGCTTTCTTTTTAGCAGTTTCGGCTTTTTTCTTTGCTTCTTCAGCTTTGCGTTTGGCGTCCTCCTCTGCCTTTCGCTTCGCTTCTTCGGCTTCGCGCTTTTTGCGTTCTGCTTCTTCTGCTATTCGCTTTTCTTCTGCTTCTTTTTCAAGTCGAGCGTCAATGAGTTTTTGGTTTTGCTTTTCTACACCGCAACGACGTGCAACCACAGGATCAATTTCTTGTCCTGTGATTCGCATCTTTCGTACGAGTACTTTAGCTCTTTTTGCTTTACGTCCCATAGATCACCTATTATGAAGTAGCAAATGTTGCTGCATTGTCAGCATGTTCCGCGATAATGTGTCCAGTGATGTACCAGTAAGTACCATCTGAAAAGCACTCAATCTGTGAGCCTGCTTTTGCAGAATTTGTTCCACTAGCACCTTTTGCAAGTGTTACTCTAATTTCTGTATCACCAACAACCGCCTCATTGGTTTCGACTGATGCTCCATTTAACAAATGAACAATAGAGCCTATCAAATAATCACCTGACTGTGCTAAAATTACAACATCACCGGTAGTATGTAATGCCCAGACAATTTTAAAATAAGCGCCATCTTGAGCAGCCGGCAAAGTTAAAACTCCGGGTGCTGCATTATTAATGATATATAATTCACCAGTTTCTGCACTCTGAATTGATTTTGCAGAATCAGAAATCTTTTCTGTTCTTTGTCTACTCGCAACACGAGCAGCTCTTCCAACTTTAGCCATAATATAAT